TCGCTTCTTTCAGTTCTGTCTTGGTTCTTTCCAGTTCCATCTGCAGATTGTTCAACCGCTCCAATGTATCTGCGTCCGCCTGCCCCGGCCTGCACTTCATTCCAAGTGAAATTGCCAATGCGACATCCAACTCCTTCACTTCATCGTCTGTCAGTTCTCCAATCCATTCTCCTATTCTTTCCTCCGAAACTGTGGAAATCTGCTCACACAGGAGCGTTGACGGTCTAAGTGCTGACTCAATATATACATGGGTCGGAAGGTCAGTCTTTGGTTTAGTCGTCATATATACCACTTCGACCGTGTTGCTTTTTGCATTATTCTTATCGTTTGATACTATAACTGCTGGGCGCCCCCCCCGCTGTTCACTTCCTTCTTCTCTGTAATTGCTTCTGACATAGTAAATCTGTCCTCTCTTCATACTACTTTGCACCTTCTTTCTTTACATATAAATCACTGGTTCCTTCAACCACGCCCTTCTCTTCATCGTTTGGGTACTGGAAACCGTATAATTCCAGGACCTTATAAAATGCTTTTGTCTTCTCACCTTTCCCGGTGCTGTATGTGTAATTCCAATCTACCAGGTCTGCATCCGCAACCATTGCCGATACCATACAAAGCAGTTTGTGAAGTACGCTGAGTCCTTCCATTTTTTTCTCTGCGGCTTCTACATCTTCTTTCTGAGCGTTGTAGCACTTGTCTCCCAAGAAAAACTCCTTCAATGTGTTATGACCTGTGAATGTCTCCCAACTCATCATCTGCTCGAAAAGTTCTGCAACAACCTTTTCTTCGTTTGTAACCTTCTTAATTCTGCCGGATAAAATACCTTCGATGAACGCCTTTCTCGTGTTGGCTGCTTCTTTAAGAATTGCCTTAATCTGCTTCTTGTTGCGCTTATTCTGTCTTTCCGCTTCCTGTGCCGGTGTAAGTGCCTTCTTTTCCTTCTTTTTCTTGCGGAGCACGTACAATGTCCCATATCTTTCCAGGTAAAACATCGGCTCACCATTATCCTCGAACTTCATCGTCTTAGGCGGCTCCTTGTCGAGGCTGTAGTCCTTCATGCGTTCCCACTTATCTGTGTAAAACTCACTGTCCGCTTCCTTCGGAGCTTTCTTTAATCCCAGTTTCTTCATCATTGCCACGTACAACTTCATGTTTTCCTGGCGTTTCTGCTCCTTCTGAGCATTGATTGCTCTTCTTGCCAAATCTCTCGAATCTGTGGAATCCTTCAAAATCTTGTCCCTTGTCTTTACGTCCTTGATCTTTTCCAGTTCGTACAAATCCGTAAGCGACAGCTGGTATCCATCCTGTCTCTCTTTCTCCATCAGCGTCTTGGAATCCAGCTTTGCGATATTCAAACGATGTCTGACTGTTTTCTTGCTAAAGCCGGTCTTTTCAGCGATTGTGTCCTCTGTTTCTCCCAGGTCAAGCATCATCTGAAATCCCTGTGCCTGTTCATATACGGTCAGATCGCTTCTCTGTATATTCTCCAAAAGCATTACAGATGTCTGCTCTTTTTCGTCCATATCCGAAACAATGCAGGGAACAGTTTCAAGTCCCGCCATGCGTGCTGCTGTCAATCTTCTGTTTCCGATTACGGTCAAATACTTTCCAGGTTCCTGTGGGTCGGGCACAACAGTTAAATTTTGAAGTATTCCCTTCGCTTTGATGCTCTCCGCAAGTTCCTCAATATCGTTATACGTTTTTCTCACATTGTTTGGGTGGGCCTTTACAAGTTCAATGCTGATATTCTGTATTTCTGCCATGTTCTTTTCTCTCCTTTTTCTTCCCGGCATCCGCGGGTGCCGGGATTATATGATTATGCAATGGTACAAGCCGGGGCGCAGCGAAAGGCCCAGGTCGCGCTGAAGTCGTAGTAGACGTAGCCGCTAGAGTTCACGTACCACGTAACGTACGAAACGCCACGAAGAGCCGAGCGCAAGCGGTGATAATCTGTTTCTCCGTCTGCATTTTTCTTCTGCCGGTTAGTAACATCTTCGTAATACTTATACGGCGTTTTCTTTGGGTCTACTTCGTCCGCCGACAGTAAGAAAAACAGATCTTCTGTATCATCTCCGCTGTTATTCTCTTTCACTACCTTTGTTAGGTAAGGAATGAGCTTTTTGTATCTCTCACGAAATTCTTCACTATGCAGGTACTTTCTCAATTCTGATGTCTCCCACACATTACTGCCATAATCGCCTGTTGTATCGAACGGTCTTTCCTCCATCACAAGGTCGTGCATCTGAATTGTGATACTGTGTTCAAGGCTCTTGTCTACAAGTTTCTCTGCGTCAATTCCGATGATGTCATGCTGGATAACTTCTCCGTCAAATTCAATATCGATCGTGTCGCCCTCTGAAAAATAATCCCTGGCACGCCCAAGTCTTACAACCTCCTGTATCCATTCTAACGAAATAGGCTGCGTTGTCTTATGTGTCATTGTTACCAAATCTTCGCCATGTTCGGCGTTTTCCCTGTTTCTTACTTCCTGTGAATGAACCTCTGCCCGAGCGTCATTCCCGGATAACTTCATTGCTGCTTTTGATACCTTTTCTTCTGTAAAATCCAAGAATGCCTCTCGTTCCTGTGCGATAAACTTTTTACTGCCTACTGCCTCCATGCTAAATCCGTAAGCCTTTAATCTGATTTCATTCATCTTCTCTACCTCCATTTAATTCTCATGCGTTCTACTATTGCGAATTTCTTTTTCCTAACACTCACATTTGCGAGTTTCCAGGGTAAAAAATTACCCCGCTTCCTTCTGCAGTAATCTCAGAAGCGGATGCCACGGTCTTGTACCACGAATACGGCCGATAATCTTCTTGATATTGCACTCTGCTTTGTCGATTTTCACGTACCCTTCATACTTTCCCTGGTTTCTTTCCGTAACCGGTCTGTCGTGGAATCCGTCCGTAATCATAAATCTGCCTTTCGTATCTGCTTCATCCTTGAAAGCCACATAATGCTTATTGCCATGTGCATAATACCCGACAATTACCATATCTCCTACCTCCCTTCGTATCTGTCGTGAATCGCTATCGGGTAGCTGATCCCGGTAATCTGTTTGAATCTGCTGTCCGATGTGTAAAGAATATTGCCGCCCGCCATATACCAGCGCTTCCTGCAGTATGCAGGCTTGCAGTCAACATACTCCTGTCCCATAATCTCGCGCTTTTCGATATACACGCACTGTCTGATGTCGTCCGGCTCAAAAGGGCCTTTCTGTGCGTCCAGGATATACAATTCTCTTGCGTAAGAAGATATGCCGTTATTCGTGCAATCTCCTAAACTGCTACGATACACCTCTGCGGTCAGACAGCTCTCAATCTCATAGTTGCTCTTCATCCAGTCAAGCACTTCATCCGGATATTTGCATCCGCTCCATAACTCGCCCATAAATACCAGCTCATTATCAAACTCCTGCACCATGTATGTATCATCGTCCAGCTTTACTGCCTGCAACTGAATGTACTCCTTCGTTCTTTCGTCGCACGCAACTCTCTTTACGCATCCGTCAACCTTTCCATATCCTCTGATCTTGTGCGTTTCGATATAGCGATCCAGTTTCTTTTCTGCAAACCCTGCAGGAATGTCCTCTTCATTTACTGCTACATCTCCGCTTTCCAAAACAGCGTACTTATTTGAGATTTCGCACCATGTTCCTTCCAGGTGTAACACAAATCCTTCTTTCTCAATTCTCATGTTCTTCTGCCTCCTTTGCTGCTCTCACTTCTGCGATTCTCACATAGTCCGGGATATGAAAGCCATTTATGATATTCACCGCCTGCAGCTCTGTTAGATTGCACCTGGCCTGCAGTTCTTCCCGCAACTTTCTTCTTTCTCCAATGTCCTGCAGTCCGTTAGACGGCAGGAGCAACGCTCTGTCTCTGTATTCATTTGCTATGGCTCTTGTCAGAATTTCCACTAACTCACCCTTTCCACGTAATCAACGCATCCAGGACTGATTTTTTCATCCTTACAGAACTCCGACCAGCACTCCTGCAATTCTTTGAGGTTCTGAGCGTCAAACTGCGTCTCGTCTCCACCGTTGAAGCCAATGTTATAGGTTCCTCCTCCGGATTTAACTACTCCTTTGCTCGCCTCTCGTAATGTCACACTACATCACCCGCCTTTCTTAATGCGCACTTAGTACATACCGCACCGTCAAGGTGTGATGCCTTAACAACTCCTGCGTCCTCCGGTCTCTGCCAGCAGAGTGTCCCGCATTCCGGGCAACGTACCTTTTTCCAACCAGGTTTTCCCTCCGGTCCGTTTATTACCAGTGGCATACACAACCAGCCACCTCGATCTGTAGCCTTTCTCGGTTCTAACTTCATGTTCACTCTGCCGCCTCCATTTCTTCCAGCTCTCTGATAACTCTCTCTACCGCATATTTTCCATTATTGTTGAGCTGTCTCTGCCATGCACCTACCGACGGTGCCCATCTGAACCCATTGCTTTTCAGAATATCTCTTACCTCCGGTTCCGGCTTTCCTTCAAAGAACAGCTGGATTCTCATAGCCTCCACATTCTCCTTGACCTTGAAAAACTTATTCTCGCTCTCCCGTGTTCCCTGGGACTTCGTTTTCTGCAGGCTCTTGATTCTTCCTTCCAATCTTCGGATATTGGCGTTGTTGTTCGCCAGCATATAGTCCGGAAAACCGATTCTTCCGCAGAAGTCCGGTTCTCTCAGCTGGGCGATCTGTTCGTCTGTATATCCCATGTCATGCAGCGTTGCATCGCCTTTTTCTTTGTCCTTCATACGGATTGCTTTGTTGGCCTGCTTCATTCTCTCCTGGTCCTCTCTCAATCCGTCAACCTTATCCTGCAGCTTCTCGATTGCGTTCTCGTCATCAGACTTGATAACGTCCTTGCCATAAAAAATTGCCTCAATCTTTCCAAGGATTGCCTCAACCTCTTTATAGTCCGCATGGTTCTTATCCCATGCCGCTACCTGCTTTTCCTTCTTTTTGACTGGGAAGTTTCCTGCTCCGGAAATCATTACTGACGGACACATCATGCCGATCTGAATATCCTTGTTGATGTTCTGAGCCAGTCGTCTCGAATATCTCTCGCAGAGCTTCGACACTCTTTCCTCTTCGGTTGGTCTTGCCTCGATTACCTTCTCTGCCAGCTCGTATGCCTTATCGACCTGTGCCTTGTAACCAGCAGTCTTGCTCCCGGTCTTATACTCGCTGAATGACATCATATC